TAAATCTGAGAATTCTTTGTGACCGTGGGCGTCGGACAGGATGGTGGGTATCCCTGCGGAGATTGCTTGTAGGGGCATCAGTCCGAATCCTTCGCCTCTGGATATGGATATGAATGCGTCGGCGGATAATACCAGGTTTCGTTCTTCTTCAACGGTCATCCATTCGCGGTGAACTATGACGTTTGGGTATTCTAAATCTTTTGGTGCAAACAAATGTGGTGGAACTATTTTGATGTGTAGTTCCGCGTCGGGTAGTTGGAGTTTGTTGAATACTTCTAGTACGACATCTAAACCTTTGCGATACCATTCGGAGCCGCCGCATAATAGTTTAAACTTTTTGTTTGGTTTATGTGGTTGGGGATGCCAGATGGTGCGGTCTACTGCGAGTGGGATGACTCGAACGTTGTCATGGTATTCGGAGAACAGTTCCCAGTTATGTAAACTTGGTACTAAAATTGTTTTAAAACTGCTTAAATATAAAGAGAATTCTGGTGGTAGCCAGTTTGTTTCCCACATTGTTAACAGGTGGGTGATTTGTTGTTGTTGCCAACCTTTAATCATGTTTGGTCTTAAAGCGAAAACTGTGTGTTCTGCTAAGTCGTCAAACGTGACGTGTTTGGATAGCGCTTGGCGTAAGCCTTGAACCATTTTGCCGTACCCAACTTTAGGTATATCGACTCCGACAAGGTTCAGGTATTTGGTAGAATGCCTGTCTCCACTTGCCATGGTTCTTGTGCTCGCCTTTCTACTTCCGCTGCACCATCCACACGTTTAGGTTGCAGACCGTTAGCACGTAACCGTTTGTATGCGGGCATATCTTTTTTCCAACCTTGTTCAGTTGTGTTATGTTCCGCGACTTTAGAGCCACGTGAGGTGGTGCTGTTTGTTGCCATTCTGATTCCCGCTACCCTGCATCCGAAGCACCCTTCGACATCCAAGTTGGGATGTGTTTCCCTATGTTTCACGTAATGTAACTCCCGTATCCTGCGGCTGTTAACGCTGCTACTTCTTCTGCTGTGACTTCTGTTTGATGTCCACCATAATATATTTTAGAAATCCTTGTCGCATCTGATGGCTGGTTTTCGGTGATGGTTGTATCTGTTAACAGGAACACGTTGCGTCCACGTGGGCTTAACGCCACATGTTTACCCCATTGGTTCGCTAACCGTTCTGTGGCTGCCAAGTATTGTCCGTTCATGAATTCGCCTGCTATCACAGGTGATACAAAGTTGTCTGTTGGTGGGCTGAATGTTGCCATTATGTGATGTTTGCTCCGAATCCTGCTGCTGTTAGTTCTGCTACTTCTGTGTCATCTAAGAAGATGTCGTGTCCACCGTAATACACTTTTGATATTAGTTCTGGTCTGCGTGGGTCTGTTATCTGGTATGTGTTGTTTGTGAGTTTATACAGGTTGTATGCACGTATCCCTTGTGGGGTGTGGGCGAATAGCCTATCTGAATCGGTTTCTGGGTAGCGTGCAGCGAACGAGTAGTCGCTTGTGATGCCGACACGGAAGATGTGGGATTTAACCCAGTCGGCTGTTTGTGCGCTTGTGCCTGCCCCTGTGGCTGTGCGTCGTTCAATGCGTGCCCCAACACCAGTTTGTGTTCCTGTACCTGCGCCTGTTGCTGTGCGAATAGATACCAGCAGCCAGTTACCTGTTTCTGTTCCCGCACCTGAACCTGTTGCGGTACGGATGTTGATAACCAAATCGATTGCAGTACCTGAGCCAACAGCGGGACCCGTACCGAGACGTGCTTTAATTGGATTTGTTGACGCCGCACCCGAACCTTCACCTGAACCAGTAGCGGTGCGCGGCGCAATATGCAACCCCGTTGAATCCATTGTGCCGACACCTGAACCCGTAGCAGTACGAACAGCAACAAGGATTCCTACCGCAGTAGCACTACCAGTACCACCACCTGTCGCAGTTCTGAACCTAACAATGTTTATCGAAGAAGAAGCAGTACCTGAACCTGATGCTGTAGCAGTAACAGTAAGAACTGCGCGAACACCAAGATAGAAACGTCCGCCCGTAAGATACGGAAAACTAAAATCGGTTAACTGACCGAGACGTATTTGTGCTGCACCGTGCGCCACTTCAGATGTACCGCCACCTGACCCGACAGCGGTGCGTTGTACTGTACGAAAATATGTTTGCCGATAAAACGGGCTTGTGTCTACAAACGGTTCTTTAAAACCTGTTACTGCTGAAGCCATAAGGGGTTATCCCCTATGTTTAATCTAGGGACAGGGTTAGTGTAGTGATTTGGAACGTGTCACCAGCAGTAACCGCCGCAGACGACGACAAAGCACCAGTCCACAAAGCGTTACCCGCAGTTGAAGCATCCCACAAAGACCAATGAGTAAGTGTTTCTGTTGAAGCAACGTTAGTCCATTCAAGAGTTGCAGATGTCGCAATAGAACCAGATGCCGCGGAAGCCCATGATGCTTCTTTACGTGTTGTTTCTCCAGCAGCGTTAGATGTCGCAGCCTCACCAGGGTCGCCTGTGTGAAGTTTTACGTACACATTTGTTGGCATAGTCCACGCGGTTTTACCTGTGGTGTGTTCAAGAATTTTTAGTTCTGCGTAGTTAGAGATAGACATATAAACCTTTCAACGTGACGAGTATAGCAAAAGCAAAAGCCCCCCGCCGAAGCAGGGGGCTAAAGCAATGTCTGATTTTACTAGACGTTAGTTTGTACCGATTGACGATGCTGATTCGATTCGGCGAAGCGAAGCCTCGCGGAAGCGACCGTAGCCACCAAGCCAGTACCAACCGACTGGTTGCAAGCGCATCAAAACGTCGGTCACGTTACCGCGAACGATTTTTGGTACAGCGCCGTTGCCGTCTTGTGTTGCGTAAGCCTTAGCAAGAGCCTGACGACCCATTACGTGTGTGCAGTAGGCATCAATCGTACCAGTTGTGCTGGTTCCGTTTGAAGCGTTTGCGAACACTTTGGCTCGTGGTGTCTCAATGAAACGTACCGACTCAAACAAGCCGATTTCGCCATTGTAGATACCTTCTGGGTTTACGTAGTTCGCTGGTGTGCGCCATGCTGATACGTCTGTGTTCGAACGGAAATCGTACGACACGTCTGGGTGGATGTAGCCCATGTAAGAACCGTTGAAGGTTGCTACGTTTGCTCCACGGAGTTGTGCAACAACTCTGCGAACATCGTCAGCGTGAAGAATGTCATCTGTTGAGATTGATTCTCGGCTGGTTGGGGTTGTTGAACCACCTGTTGCGTAAACGACGTTGGTTCCGCCAGCAAGAACTTCACGGATAACTTGGTCGATTGAATCGCCTGCGTTGTATCCGATGATGTTTGCTGCTGCTGAATCAACATCTGTGAATGCTGTTCCACGCAACTTCGCTGTGGTTACAACTGCGTTACCGTATTCGTTCAGAGTTACAGTTACCTGGCTGTCTGAGAGCGCTACTGGTGTTACGTCAGTTACTTCGTTCAGCGTTGATGTCGCTGCCGAAATGTCTGCGAAGATGGTGAATGTGACGCCAGTTCCAGGCATTGCCTGTTGTACTGGTTGTACGTCTGCTGCTTGGTCGAAGAGGAGTTCTGAACGCAATGCGAAGTACGCAAGACGGTCGAATGCTACCTGGTCTACCGAGAGAGACGAGAGTTGGGTTTCGCCTGCCATGATTATTTATTCCTTTTGTTTTGAGGGGGATATTAGTTTTCTGTTGCTGCCCGTGCCTCAGACAAAATTTGTTCTACTTCTCGTGGCGAAGTTGCTTCGTTCAACCTGCGTGTCCAGTCAACTGGTGGTTGAGATGTTTGGCTTCCAGCGGCGACCTTGTTGGTACGCTGCCATGCCTGCATCTCATCCGCAGATGGTTGGTTCTGGGGTGGACTAATCAATTGCGCCTCTACAGCAGCCTGACGAATCGCATCTGGGGTTAGGTCGCCGTCGTATGCTTTAACGAAATATTTTGTCATCGGTTGAAGCGGGTCTAAACCTGCTTTAACGAATGCTAACTCTCGTTTCGCTGACTCGGCTTCCGCTACTTGCTTTCGCAAATCTGCGGTTTCCTTTTCCAATTGCTTCATCCTTGCCCTAACTGGGTTTCGGGTTTCGGATTCTTCTATCTGGTCTTCGCTGTCGTAGTTGTCAAACTCTGACATATGGCACGCTCCTGTTTCTGCCCACATCGCAACGGAGGGTTGTGATGGCTGCTATTGATTTGTCACCCCGAATTGCTCCACACAGTTTGGGGGATTCCTGTGTAGGTTCCTACTTAACGTATCA